ACGCCATTAAAGCGAGCCCTGAACTTATAGATGCATCATGTTTTGTTCTATTATTAATATTAAACTTAGCCCAGTCTTCTAAGGTTCTTTGAAAATATATATCTCCATAACCTGTTTCTAATAAACCTACAAAATCATTTATATAAGTTTCTATTGCTGCTGCGTGTGCTTGTTTTATATCTTCACTTGAATTTGGTATTCCGCCAAGTTCTCTTTCTGTTACTGATAACTTATTGTATTTTCTATCCGGTCTATTAATTGAGTAACCTCTATAACCTCTACGTTTAAAATAATATAACAATCTTGGCTTATTGTTTTCAGCTAATATGGGCATGCCGTAAAATACACAAGCCATTAAAACATCTTCAAAAAATATTTCCGCGGTTTGTGGTCTAGCAATATATTCTAAAAAGAAATGATTAGGAGGCACATCTTCCATGCTAAATTTAGTTAAGCCGTGAAGAGACCCTTTCGACCCTCTACCGTCCACAGTACCTGATATATCGTATGGATCACAACCAAATGCTCCGCAATGCTCATTACCAGGATAATTAGTACCATTTTTTATATATCTTTTATTTTGTAAATTTATAGGAGGAACCCAAGAAATTAAAAATCTGCCATCTTTATTTGGAACAAAGATTACTTTAGTATCTTTTTCAGCGTTTTCCCATTGGAAACTTCCTTGCGTTACACTTATTGAGTTTTTAAGATCTTCGTTAAAATCTATTTGTTGATAGATCTTAGTTAGATTAAATAAGGATTGTTTTGATTCGTCCCTAAAAGCGTGTTTTGTTGTGCGCGGAAATTGTCTATAAAATTCATTTAAGCTATCTTGGTCTTGTTTCAAACCTTCAACTTCATTATTCCAATATTCTATTACACCTTGTGTTATTTTTGTTCCGTGAGGGTCTTTAACTTCTTTTTTTGGTGTGTTGAATACAGGTAAGCCATAAGAATCAATGTATCCTTCGTAGTTCCATTCCATAGGTATGAACAAAGAATAGAGTCCTGAACGAGTCTGTCCGTTGGCGTTTCTTTGTGTAACATCTGAATCATTATAAAGCTTTTTAAAATTATCCCCACCTTTATCCAATGAGTTTGATGTTGATCCCATCATACACTTTCCAATAACTCTGCTACCTAATCGAAGAGTGGTTTTTGTAACACGCCAGTTGTTAAGAATGTTATTGGGCCTTTCCCATTTACCGGATTCATCATGAACGAGAAGTTTAAGTTTTTCTCCATCATAAGCGTTGTCGCCGGTATTTTTCCAATCGATAGTGGTATCCAGTCCGGTGATTTCTTGTACTTTTTCGTTGGTTTCAAGTTTCTTGCGAGTAAACTTAGACGCAGGAACTCTGTATGCAAGCTCGGTTTTAGGTCTGTCCATTCCGTCTTGTATTGGTTTAAAGAAAAAAGGATAGTTGACGGATATTGGTACAACTTTATCTGTGAACATTTTCTTAGCGTCGGAACCAGATTTGGACAATATACCAAATCGTGAATCCGTGGATATTGTAGCAAGGTTAACTGATTCTGCTGAGGACATAAATGAAAATCCTGATCTACGGTTTTTAAGATAACACATTCCATAAGATCTTGTGTCTGCTTTGCAAGCTTCCCAGAATATATAGAATAATCTGTTTGACTCCCTAAAGTCTGGTTGCCCAACATCAATTTTGCTCCACTGCAAGTACATATAATAAGTGCCAGTGATATAAGTAGGAATGCCTTTACTAGTAAACCAAAAGCCTTCTTCACGTCTTGTAAACTCTTTATCAATATAGTCATACCACTTTTCTTTAAAATCTAACGGGTAGTCCTCCCAATCAAATACAGATTTAATTTTTTTTAATTCTTTTGGGTATTCAGAATAAGTCCATTTATCATTTTCAAATTCAAATATATCAACTTTTTTAGGTAAAGCTATTTTTAAATTTTGTATTTCATATATTTCTCCTATCTCTCCTGTCTTACTTATAACGATTATATCATGTTCCTCGTTATAGCCATATTCCCATTTTTTATACCTATTCATTCTATTAAGAACTTTAGGTTTAACATGGTCTTTTAATACTTTATATAAATTTTGCTTGTACATTATTTAGATCTACCTTCTGCAAAACCTTTAAAAGACTTTTCTTCTTTAGCCTCTTTTGGTTTTTCATTTAACAAATCTTCTTCTGCTTCAATGCGGTTAAGTATTTCAAAACAATCAAAAATTGCTAGCTTCTTTGTAGCTGCTGCATTTTTTAATCTATCTGCTGTTATATCATCTCCCGAATCTACTATAGGCTCTTTAGCTACTTTGATTAATTCTTCAACCGCTATTTGCCCAGCTAGGATTATATTCTTCTTCGTTTCCTTTGTGTTCATACTTAATTACAATATCATTTGATTTCATACAATATAAACGCTTACCTTCAATTAAGAATTCCCATTCACCATTAGGTTTATAACCTACTAAGTCTCCTGGGTTAATATTAAGCGCTTTTAAGAAGCTATTGCCGTATTTTAATATACCAATAAGGCTTTGCTCTTTTTCCAATGTTAAAGACTCTTTATCTTTTATTGGTGTTATAAAACATCTGTCATTAAATGAATGCCAGCCTGATTTATTCTTATATAAATATATTTGATCTGCAGCGCAAAAATATAAGTTTTTCTTAAACCAAGATCTGCTTTTTTTCTTGTCGCCTTTCATGTCATAAAATGTTCTAAAAACATTCTGATGAATAACAATTGTATCTCCTACATTAATGCTTGTGCTAAAAGCTTTTGGTGTTTCTAAAACTGTAGCTAATCTGTTTACAAATTTAAAATCTTCTATTTTTGTATTTACAATTAACTCTTTACCGCCAATTTTAATTTTATTGCTGTATTCGTCACCTAGTGGTTCTACAATAAAGTCATATATACTTTTCAATACTCTAAGTCATATTCAACGGATATTGCCATGTTAGAGTTAAATTTCTTCCATGGCATTACCTCATTGTTTTTTTTAATGTAAATATTATAAGAACCATCTGGCTCGTTTAGCAAAATGTGCGATATCTCGTGACCGCCATAAACTTGCTGGCCGACCGAGTAATGCATCGCTTCATTTTTATAATCAGAACCTATGCTGATTTTTCTTATATTATTCTGCATCTTCTTTTTCGATTTCAGTATATGAACCGTCTTGTAAATTAATATTTACTTGTCCATATTCATCTTCAAGTTCTTTTTTAGTAACATCAACTTCTTTACTTAAAGCTTCGATTTCTTTTGATACATTACTTTTTTGTACCTCAAGAACACCTACTGTTCTAAGCATTTCATTTAATTTACCTTGTTGCTCTTGCAATGTTTTTAACTGTTCTTCAGTGATCATTGCTTTTACTGATTCTTCTGCTTTTTTCATTTGATTTTATTTAATTGTTTATATTAATATAGTTACCTATATATTAGTTATTTACATATAACTAACTCTGTAGCGGTAATATTATTAATAGCTGTTATATAGTCTATTGCTATTGGTAATACGCCGCACCCTTGTACTTTAAATTCTACAGCCTCACCTACAGTAGGTATTCCTCTTTGCACTTTTGTAATTTTTAAAGTACAGTTTAAAGAACCTGCTGCTCTACCTGCTTCAACAACTGTAAGAACATCGCCTACTTGTAAGCCCGATCCTCCATCTGTTACCTCTACAGCTGTTACAATTCCACCAGCTTTCACTGTTAATTTAACTTTTACAAGTGTACCGCTTCTTGGATTTGAATCTGTTGTGTTTAATACTGTATTACCAGTATATCCTGACCCTGCGTTTAGTATTGTAAAATCAGCATTTGTTTTTACTTCTAAAGAAGCTTTTGAAGTACCTGCTGGTATAACACTTATTTGAGCACCCGTTTGATCTAATGCATTGTACCATATCACAGAGCTGTTTAAAAAGTTACCGTAAGTGCCTGTTTGATTTTCAAAAGGCCAAGCAGGTATACCGTTCGGTGTTCCCACTATCCCCGTTGCTGCCAT